GAGTTGCTACCTTACCTGGCGTGGGCGCTCTCCGTCGATCGCTGGGATTACAGCTGGCCCGAGGCCACCAAACGTAAAATTATCGCCTCCGCTTTTTTTGTTCATCAACACAAGGGAACCATTAGCTCATTACGCCGCGTTGTTGAACCGCTCGGCTACCTGATTGAGCTACGCGAATGGTGGCAGGAGGACGCCGAACCCGGCACGTTCCGGCTGGTGATTGGCGTGCAGGAGAATGGCATTACCGAGCAGATGTACCAGGAGCTGGAGCGGCTGATCAACGATGCCAAACCGGCGAGCCGCCATCTGTCGGAACTGAACATTAGCCTGAGTACCAGCGGCGAGTTTTATGTTGGCGCTGGTTGTTACCTCGGTGAAGAACTGACGGTTTACCCTTACATGCCGGAAGAGATTGTCGTCGGCGGCGAGTATTACCCCGCTTCTGCCATCCATCTTATCGATGATGTCTATATCTCATAACCCGCCACACTGCTGAAACGGGCCGCGGCCCGTTTTGTTTTCTCTCCCTCGTTGTATCAGCAAAGCGACAACGCCGCTGATTAGCGTCTGCCTGTGGCTGAACGGAAAATAGTCCCGCCATTCATTCCCCCTTCAACAACCAGAGAGCATACGCATGACTGTCAAATATTTTGCCATTCTGACCAATCAGGGCGCTGCGAGGCTGGCGAATGCCACCGCTATCGGCACCTCGCTCAATCTGACGCAAATCGCCATCGGCGACGGTAATGGTGTACTGCCGACGCCCGACGCGACGCAAACCCGGCTGGTGAATCAGCAGCGAATTGCGCCGCTGAATGCCCTGTCGATCGATCCGACCAACAGCAGCCAGATTATTGCCGAACAGATCATCCCCGAAAACGAAGGGGGTTACTGGATCCGCGAACTCGGTCTCTATGACGATGAAGGCGTGCTGATTGCCGTCGCCAACTGCCCGGAAACGTACAAACCGCAAATGCAGGAAGGGAGCGGACGCACGCAGACCATCCGCATGGTGCTCACCGTCTCATCAACGGCTGCCGTCACATTGAAAATCGACCCGTCGGTGGTACTGGCGACGCGGCAGTATGCCGACGATCTGATGAACAACCATGTTAAAGCCGCTAACCCACATGCACAGTACGCACCGCTGGCCAGCCCTGTGTTTATCGGCACGCCGACGGCACCGGATACGCATATTGGCAACTACGGACAGCAGATCGCCAACACCAAATATGTGCGCGATGTTATTGCTGACTACGACGGCATTTTGCCGGTGGGTTCGCCCGTCGCCTGGCCGCAAGCCACTCCGCCTGGCGGCTGGTTTAAATGCAACGGCGCGTCCTTTGATAAAACCCAGTTTCCACGCCTGGCCGCCGCCTACCCGGCCGGTGTTCTGCCGGATCTGCGCGGGGAATTTATTCGCGGCTGGGATGATGGGCGAAACCTTGACGCTGGCAGGTCACTACTAAGCATGCAACTGGATGATTTTAAAAACCATAACCATACGCCGGTAAAAAACCCATCAAGGAATCGCTTCCTGACCGACTACAGCGAAAGCGGTGTTGGCGCTCTCGCCAATTTAACCACCGGGGGCGGGTTGTTCTCCTTTTCAAGCTATACCGAATATACTGGCGGAGGAGAAACACGCCCGCACAACGTCGCATTTAACTTCATCGTGAGGGCTCAATAATGTCTCAAGCAACACTAAACCAGAATCTGATTGCCGCGACCGCAGGGGAGCTAACCGTTTATAACTTTACAGGCGATACCCGAGAATATCTGGCACCTTCTGTGGAGTATCTGGCTGTGGGGATCGGTATTCCGGCGAATTCAGCTATCGACGCCCCCTCGCCGTCAAAAACGGGGTTTGCTGTATGCCGTAAAACGGATAACAGCGGATGGGAGTACGTGGTCGATCATCGTGGTGAAACGGTATACAACCTGCAAAGCGGTGAAGCCTCTCAGATGAAGACTCTGGGTGATTATCCAGCAGATATCACCCCATCGGCACCAGCGACCAGGTTTGATAAGTGGGACGGCAGCAAATGGGTGACTGATAGCGCTGCACAGCAGGCATCACTGGTAACCAGCGCTGAACAGAACAAAACACAGCGGTTGAAAGAGGCGAAAGAGAATATCAGCGTGTGGCAGACCGAGCTGCAGCTCGGCATTATCAGCGACGACGACAAAGCGAGCCTGGTGAAATGGCTGGAATACATCAAGGGCGTGCAGGCTGTCGATACCGCAAGCGCACCTGATATCAGTTGGCCTGAACAGCCACAATAAGACCAACGGGCTGCGGCCCGTTTTTTGTCGACTGGCGTTGCGCTTACTGACCTGACTTCCCCACAGGCCTGATAAGACATAGCCTCCAGCAGATCATTAGGGTTGTATCGCCCGGCAACCAACCCTAACTGATAGGCCCCGCCCCAATGAGCCCCGGACAATACCGTTTACTCAATCGATAACCTGAGAGTGAACGCATGACTGTAAAATATTTTGCCATCCTGACCAATCAGGGCGCGGCGAAGCTGGCGAACGCCACCGCACTTGGCACCCCAATCCATATTACGCAAATGGCCGTTGGCGATGGCAACGGCAGCCTGCCCACGCCCGACCCGGCACAAACCCGGCTGGTTAACCAGAAACGCATCGGCGCAGTAAACACACTGACTGTCGATGCCGAGGATGCCAATCAAATCATCGCCGAGCAGGTGATCCCGGAAAACGAAGGGGGATACTGGATCCGCGAGCTGGGTCTTTTTGATGACGATGGCGTACTGATTGCCGTCGCCAACTGTCCGGAAACCTATAAGCCGCTGTTAGGCGAAGGTAGCGGGCGCACGCAGACGATTCGTATGGCGCTGATTGTTTCCTCTACCGCAGCCATCACGCTAAAAATTGATCCGTCAGTGGTGCTGGCGACGCGCAAGTATGTCGATGACAAGGTTATCGAGGTAAAAGCCTGGGCCGATAATCTGCTGAGCCAGCATATTGCAGCCAGTAACCCGCATACCCAGTATGCGCCGATTGCCAGCCCCACACTGACCGGAACACCCAAGGCCCCCACTGCAGCGCAAACGGCAAACGATACGCAACTGGCTACGACAGCATTTGTTAAAACAGCAATATCAACGCTGAATCTGGGTGACGGTTCAGCGCTGCCAGTGGGCGTACCCATTCCCTGGTCATCAGCAACACCACCGACAGGCTGGCTGAAGTGTAACGGCGCGGCATTCACCGCAGCGCAATACCCGAAGCTGGCAGTGGCTTATCCAAACCTTGTATTGCCTGATTTACGAGGAGAATTTATTCGCGGCTGGGATGATGGACGCGGAGTTGATGCAAGCAGAACCGTACTCAGTGCACAGAGCGATGCTATACGCAATATAACCGGCAGTATCCCTATGGTCGCCCCCTACGGGTATGAGCAGGATGCTAAAGGGGCTTTATATGGTTCAAGTGGATTTACGCATGGCGGCGGTTCTGTTGCACAGCAAGCTGGTGGGTATGGCCTGGCGTTTAGCGCGTCGCTTTCTGTCCCTACCGCAGCAGAAAACAGGCCACGTAACATCGCCTTTAACTACATTGTGAGGGCTGCATAATGACATCAGCAGTATTGGATAACGCAAAAATCGCCACCACAGCAGGAAATATCACCGTTTACGGCTATTCTGCGCAAACCGGCGAATTTACCGGCTCCAGCGAAGAGTTTTTAGCGATCGGCGTTGGTCTGCCCGCCGGTTCAACAGACATTGCTCCCGGTGCCGTTGCTGAGGGATATGTGGCGGTCTTTACGGGAAGTGCATGGGCGCAGAAAGAAGATCATCGCGGGAAAACCGTCTATTCGACGGCCGATCTTAGCGCCTCAACAGTCGATTATATCGGCCCGCTTAAAGACGGATTTGTTGCCACTGAGCCCGCAACGCCCTATGACAAGTGGAATGGAAGTGCATGGATTACGGACGCCGAAGCGCAACACGTCGCTGCGATTAAGGATGCACAGGCACTTCGTCAACAACATATCGATACGGCGATGTCATCAATCAGTGTTATCCAGCTTAAGTTGCAGGCGGGCAGAACGCTGAATGACGAAGAAAAAAACCGGCTCGACCAGGTTCTGGATTATATCGATGCCATAAACGCCATTGACCTCTCCAGTGCGCCCAACATCACCTGGCCCACTCAACCCGCATAATGCAACGGGCTACGGCCCGTTTTTTTGCCGCCCGTCTGTTGTTTCATCCTCGCCCCAACCCCGATAAATAGCGCTGCGCCGCTGCGGCCAGGAGAATAGCACTCACCCCAACACCACGGAGTTAAACGGATGAGTGACTATCATCATGGCGTTCAGGTCGTCGAAATCAAC